ATCTTTTCAAACTCTGGCCTATTAGCTTCAATCGCAGAAAAATCCCAATAACGCGGTCTAAATATATCTTCATTAGGTGGAGTTAATTTACCCATTGCACCTAAATCATCTAACTGCTGCTTAGTTTCTGCTATTTCTTTTTTAAATCTATCAATCTGCGTGCCAATATTTTTAGCGTGTACTGCATCTTTTGTTTTAGCTAGTCTGCCTTCTGCAACTTTTAGTCTAGCTTCTCGATCTAGCATGTATTTTTTGTAATAGCCTTCACTACCAATAAGACCTTCATCTTTTAAACGAACTTCCCATTCGTCATAAAATTCATTAAGTTTTTGCATAGCGCGTGCTTCAAAGTCATTAGCTGGTTTTTCTCCTCGTATAGCTTTACCATCTATATCTGTTATCCATTCTTCAAATGACTTGCGTTTTGTCATATAATCTAAAGGTTTTGTAACTCCTGTTCCTGTAGATTCACCCCATATAGTAGCTATTTCATCGTATGCTTTTACCCATGTACCTTGATGCAGTTTTGCATTTTGAAATACTGAGTTACCTATCTTTTGACCTTTTTTATTTGCAGACAATAAAATGCCAGAATCATTAGCAATAGCTAACGTATCTAATTTAACGTCATTAGGTATGTTAGGATTAGTAATTATTCTTTTCATAGGAGTAGTAGCTGACTTATATATCCAAGAATCAGTAAATATATTTTCTGGTATTGTTGCATCTGGGCCACCTGCAACCGCAGTTGCTTGTACGCCATCACCCCTTAGTGCTTTGTTTAACTCACCAATTTCAGCTTCTGCATCTTGTGCTGCTTTAAATCTTCTAACAGCAGGTATAGATACCATACTGTTTATTGCTCCACCAAAAATTGCAGACGCGCCAATGTTTAATCCAGACTCTAAAGCAGTAACTGTAGGATCAATAGGGTATCTAATAGCTTCTTGTGCAAGCGCAACGCCACCAGTTGATATAGCACCTGCTCTAAAACCGCCACCAATAGTCTTAGCTGCACGTAAAGGCAAAGAAATGTAGTTTATAGGATCAGCAAACTCGCTTAATGCTAACAAACCAAAACTTGATCTACTTAATGTTTCATCAACTTTTAATGCATCATATAAGTTATTAACTTTAAAAGCTAATTGCGCTGGGCTTTTAGCATCCATTAAATGATATGTGTAACGCTCTAAACCTTCTGGTATATGATCTCTAGCATTGTAATCAGGGTCTTCATCTTGCTGATTAAAACCAAATTTTATTTGTTCATTAAGAAAATTTACAGTAGATGCATATTTATCTTGCATAGATGCGCCGATAATTTTACCAAAAGTTGGGTCTGGCGCACCTAAATCTACGTTAGTAGGGGATAAATCTCTAAATGTAGTAAGTGCATTTACAGGCATATTTTATTCCTTAAAGTCCAGATGGGCCAGTTTTTCTAATATTAAGATTACCGCCAGTTACATTTCTAGTTTTTATATTTTTTACATCTTCTTTTGTTTGCTCTAAAGAATCTGCTTGGTCATTTTGAGCTTCTATAGTTAGTGCATTAACTATGTCTGCTTCTACTGCATTATCTATTCTATATTGTTTAGTATCTTCTTTACCAAATCTTGGAATAAAAGCATTGCCATCTGCGTCTTGAGTTATAAGAGGTTTAATCCCTTCACTTTCACCAGCTTCATTATACGTTTTATAATATACTAAATATGTAACTTTATTTGCAGATAAATCAGGTATTAAAAAGGCTTGTGCTTTTTTTGCCATTTCTGTTTCTGCACCTGTTATTGCTTGCGTTGTAACGCTTAAAACTCTTTTTGCTTTATCAGAAAATATTGAAAATTCTAAGTTTGGTAATTGTTTACCAACGCTATTTTTGCCTTGAGGTATAGATATATCAGATAAATATGTTTCAACCTGATTTAAAAATGCGTGCTTTTCACCAAGATCAGGAAATGTGCTATCTAAAGAATATTGTGATCTTGTAAATTCTCCGTTAGGCGCTCTTGGATCTAATACATATTCTGATTTCAAATACTTTTTGTCTACATAATTTTGTAAAAATGATTTTATCATTTCAGGACTATCGCCACGCAACATAGATAATTTAACTGCTGGAATTAAATCAGATGTTAATAATGGGTCTTTTGTTATTTCGCTTGTAAACTCATAAACATTTTTACCACCTAATCTTTCTTCAATTATTTTTTCTGTACCAACTCGTTCAAGCTTAGAAAACTCAGCAGCAATTTGATTTATAGATTGATCTGTAAATTGTGATGCTCTGTGTATATGATCTAATCTGCTTAAATCTGTAGCACTCATAACATCAGATAACCTACTACTTAATTGAGCATCACCATCCATAAAATTATCTAACTCAATAAATAAATTTAAATATGTTTCTGCATTATCATGACCTACGCCACTAGCTATTTGCTTTAATGCATTAACCATTTTTTCACTTGGTGCTTTTACTAACTGCTGAAACATACCTTTTTGTATATTATCGCTATAAGTAAATATATCTGACACATCTAAATTTTTATCAGCAAATATACCATCTACAGCTTTTCTAACTTTTGTTGAAGTTCTGTCAGCAGTTCCATCACTTACACTAACTTTAAACAACCTGTCTTTTTCAATTTTTTCTGCACGATCTTGTTGATTTTTTATTGTAACCTTAATGCTACCAGCGCGACGAATTAATTCTTTAGAATCATTATCACCTAATAATTTTATTATACGCTCACCGCGACTTATCTCTTCTTGGCTTTTCATGCCTCTAATGTCACCAGTTTTATTAGGGCCTGATGCAGTTTCAACGTATTGTATTAATGCTAAAAATTCATCGTATGTAGCAGTTTTGCCAAACTCTTGCACTATGCCAACAGCGGCATTGCTTCTTATTTGCTTAATGTCTCTTTTATAATCACTTGATGTATAACCATGCATCCCTATTTGTGATTTTAAATTTGCATCAATTTCACCAAGAGCTTCATTTGTAAGATATATATTCCCTGCGCTTGCTGATTGTTTTTGCACATAATCTAATATTTCTAATTTTGCGTTTTCTTCAGCTACTTTAGCTTCAGTAAGATTTGTTCCGTCTTTAATAACATTATTTATATACTGACGATCATCGTCTGGATTATACACAGGTGTTGATCTTATAGTTTGTACTAACACTTGTTGCACTGGAGTTAATCTTTGCAATGCTTCTGCATCACCTGTGTAAATAGCATCTTTTAAATATTCAAGATTACCTTCTTTTTCAGATATACCTGCTATTTTTATAATCATTGGCCTTAACAAAGATTCTCTTAATTTTACTAGATCGGCCTTATACATACTTTCTGTGTATTTTGTATAAGGAGCTGCCCTTCTTTCTAATAATTTTTGTGCTTGCTCTGTATAATGCTCAGTTATTGCTTCTAATGGGCCTCTAATAGTATCAAGCGTTTGTCCTGTTGGGCGACCAAATCTTTCATCTATTTCAATATCACCAATATTATTTACTAACTTTTGCATTTCCATGCGAAGTGTTTGTAATTTATCACCGTATGCCACATTATTTTGTATTAAAATTTGTGCCATTTCAGATTTTTTTTGTTCAATTAAAGCTGCTGTATCTGATGCTTTTTTTGCTTCTACTTTATTGTACGTACTATCCATAACATTTGTTTGGTTTTTTGCTGCAACTGTAACAGAACTAATAGTATTTACATCTAAATAATCTTTAATATAACTAAGCCTTAGTTTAGTTCTATTATCTAAATGTTCACTTACTACACCGCCTGTACTTATATAAGTAATAATAGCTGATCGCTCTATTGGATTTTTAGTATTATTTAACAACGTACTGACGTATCCACTAACTCCAGCAATCTCAAGTTCTGTTTGCACAGCTTCTGCTGACCCAGCTTTAAGTAAGTTAGATGCTTCACCATTTTGATAATTAGCTACATTTTCTTCAATGACTTCCATCATCTCTTCTAATGCAGTAATGTTTCCAGCCTTACCAAAATCAGTTACTGTTTGTACTGCTGCTTTGCTTTTTTGTATAATTGAATTACCAGCATCTAGCCTAACTTTATCTCTTAATTCTTTTTGCAAAGATAATTTATTAGATGCTAACTGTTTGCTGCCATGCACTTCTATAAAAGTTTTATACATACCATCAGCATTTTCAGCCATTGAAGCTATGTGTTGTGACATAGCTACTGCATACTCTTCTGGTTTATATTGATACCTTAACGCTAGTTCTTGCGCCCTAATATTCATTTCGTCTTTTATAGAGTCTTCGTATCTTTGCGTTATAACATTTCTATATGCTTTTTCAGCTATAGACCCCATACCTTCTGGTGTCTCCATAGCTTTTGGCCTACCTGTAAGCGGATCAAGCGTAGTAATACTGCTTACATCCGCACCCATAGCCATCTCTCCACCTACTTTTTGTGCATTTTCTGCTGCATCATTGTAAGCTCTACGTGTAAACTCATCAGCTTGTTTTTTAATAGTTTCCCATAACTCAGCTTCGCCTGTATTAATTCTACGCACGCCAACTGGCTTATTAAAGACTTGTGTTTGTTGCCTAATTACAGCCATTTATTAGCCTCCAGATGGTACTTGTGTTTTTGAAAAATCGTGTAAGCCAGACGCTACAGTTCCAGCAGCTTGATACAAAGAAGCACGTCTTGCGTTTTTACCACTGCGCCGTAATGCCATTGCTTCTCTAGTTTTTGCGTTAGCTTCTGCTTGTCTTTGATAATCTATTCTACTTAAATCTGTTGCAGCAATTTCTTTTTGTTTTGCTAAAAATGCTTCAACAGATCTATCTGATCCTACATCCCTACCAGATGCATAAAACATAGCTACGTTTGCTTCTGTAGCTAAATCATATTGATACCTACGATTAGCTGCTTGTTGTAATGCTAAGACCTCACCTTGTTCACGCTCAGTTATAGCGTTAAATGCTTCCATTCTAGCTGCATCTTCTCTAGCTTTGCCAGCTTCAATTGAAGCTTTTGCTGACAGAAATGTACCTGCTAATTGAAATATAGACATTATGTAATTAACTCCGATATTAAGCCATTAACTTGAAATGGCATGGGATCATCTTGCTCGATAGTAACTTGTGGGTTTCTACCATATCCTAAAAGCCTAACCTCTTTGTTACCTGTAAATCCAGTAATATTATTAATAGTTCTGTTATTTACCTTAATGGATGTAGAGTCTTTTACATTAAGCACAACTGTACTTATACCGCGCACATCGCCTGTTACTGGCCCATTAGCTGCTACAGTGTCTATTGCATTGGTAATTACTTTAGATGTAAATTTCTTACCTATGTAGAAATGCGTGTAGTCAGTATACGAAGTTAAATCAATATTAACGCTATTATCTGAAGTAAATTCACCTAAATAAACTTTATTAGTTCCATCAAAGCCAATAACATCCAATGTAGTATTTGCACCGTATATCGATAAATTTATAGGATTACTGCTATACGCATAATAAACATAATTATCTAAACCTATATCATCTACAAATTCACAAATACAATATTTATTACTATGTGTTTTGTTATAAACAAAAAGTCTATCTCCTATAGCAGCAGTAGCTAAGAAGCTGCCTTGTGTAGTTAGGTTAGTCCAAGCTGCACGTTTTTCTGCTCTGTTAGAACTAAACAATGCCATGTCACCATTGCCCATAACCATAGCAGCATAAGACTCTTGTGTGTTAAAGCCAGAATGCACAACTGCTATATCAACTGGGTTTACTATAAGATGACTTGCTACTGTAGACACACCTGTAGATATGTAAGCATCTTCTGCATCAGAATATATATACTCACGCACTGCTCTACCGCCACGCTCAACAAATATAGTAGCACCATCAATAGACGTAGGTAATACAAACTCAGTACCAAATGGCGTTTGTTTTCTTATCTGCGCATTTGTAGGCGTAATAGCTTGGTTAAGATATGTAGGTACATATAGCTCATCTGACAGCGTAAAGATCTGTAAATCACGATTTGACCTCATGTATCTTATTTCATTTACGTCACCTGTGGCTGCAACTAAATTTATAGCATCAGTATCATCTGCCTCACCAACATCGTAGTTAAAGAACTCACCTAATTGACTCATAAATATTGTGTCTGGTTCTGCTATTGTACCAGCAAAACATAGTCTATTTTCATGAAATGTAACTGCTGCTGGGTATCCGCGCAATGCAGAGAAAGATTGTTCATCCCATCTTGTAGTCGTTGCGTTGGAGCTAATTTTAACAAAACCACCACCATCTTCGGATGCATTTGCATTAGTGCTACTAACAATAGTATATGTATTTTCGTCTAAAATTTCTAATACTGATTTAGTTCCATTTATATTACTTGCATTAATGCCGCCAACAGCTACAGCATCTGCAACTACAATAGTAGCACCACCTGTTATCCCATGATCTATATGCGTTACTTCAATAACATTTGAACCATCTCTAGTACGCAATGGGTTTGAAACTGTAAGCCTAGTAGATAACTCTCTTATAATAGTACCAGTAGCAATTGTTGATGACGTTACTGAATCTATTCTTATTTCATTTCCACCATATCTTAATACAACATTGTTATGTTTTCCTGTTGTATCAAAGTAAGGAGAGCTAACAGTTAGCGTTCTACCACTACCTTCAGTATATGTACTTGCTGTTAATGTTTGATTGGTACTATGAAAAACACTGTATGGTTGATATGTATCTTTATTGTCATAGCTTGTATCAAAGCTAAATACACTAACTTCAAATGTTGTAAGGCTTGTCCTTGTAAGCATACGCGGCGCAAATAATGGGTGACATATAAACATAACATCACCATATTGCGCAGTATTGTATTGATGCAGATAATCTTTATCAAAAGGTAACGGATTACTTTGTGTATCAGTAGATACTAAATTAAGTCTTTGTACTGTACCATCACTTAATAATCTAAATGGCTCAATAAATCCATGTCCTATTGCAATTAAATACTCTTCATTATCGTCAAAAACAAATGTAGTAAGATGTATTTCTTTGTGGCTAGTTACAGTTAATGTACCTACTAAAGTATCAATGACCTTTGTGCCATGTCGTTTTTTTACAGCACCTTCTGGCAATACAATCATGTTCTCTAAGCTTTGCGCAGACGAAGCATAGATAGGACTATCAGTCCTCATTACAGTATTGTCACTTATTTCGCCGTACTGAAAGCTATTCTGTGGTATTCTTACTTTCTGCATTAGCTACGCCTTTGTGCTATAAACCTTGATGTCATTAACTTGCGTGTTGTTTGTTGTTGCGAGTCAAGTCGTCTGGCTTTTATCATCTGTCTTTCAGCTTGTTGATCCATCATACTACCTAAAGAAGCATCTCGTGCTATAGATATTGATAGCATTGCAGCTACTTGAAACTCTACAGCTAGTGTAAAGTAAGAAGGCCAAGAAGATTCGCTGGCTCTGTATATATAATCTGCAACAACAACTTCTTCTGTGGTTGTATCGCAATATACTTTATCGCCATATGTGTCATATATTATTGGATCGTCATTAACTGTAACCGCACTAAGCATAAGAAGATCTGATGGCATTTGATATGCCGCATCATATCTGCTTGTAGGTGCTGCAGCTAATCTGTTTAATACTTGTTGGTTAGTTGCAAATCGCCAGCGTGTACTTGTCAACGCGGCTCTTGCTATGTCCTCATACATTGCGTCAACTACATCAGCCTCGGCTGTACCTTCATCAAATGATGAAATAGGAGAACCGCCCATAAGGACGGAAGCGCGTGAACATACTTTTATTGGTGTATTTGCTGGCATTTCTTCAACCTATATATTGGAGTTAAAGGGGGCCGAAGCCCCCTAAAATATTAGTTGTTGTCAAGAACTTCGTAAACGCCATTGTTGTCGATTACGACTGAACCCATTGACATCATTGATGTAGCTAGGTGTGCAACCTTTTGTGGTACATAGTTAAGCTCTGTTTGAACATCAGAGTTAATACCGATACCAACTGATGATGTATGGTATGCAAAGTTTTTACCACCAGCAACAGCAGACGTTGAGAAGATCTTAAATCCTAAGAACTCTTTCATTGTCATACCACCAGCAAATGGTAGGCTTTGTGGCCCAACATAATCACTTGATGCAAACTCATTGATGTTAAACAAGTCAGTGTATCCAGCTGGAGACATAGCAATATAACGCTGTCCGTCTTCTGGAATGTCAGCTGTACCCATTGTTTCAAACAATGTTAGTAGGTCAGCTTTTACTAATGCGCCACCTGTGTCAGCGATTTGCGTTGAGTTTGCACCAGCATCCATAGCTGCTGTGATTAACTCATCTGTTTTGCGGCCTAATGCAGCAGCAGCAGATTGAGCTACAACTTGACGCTCATTGATGTTGATCTTTAATTCGTCCAACTTATCAATGTATTCCGCTGCGTAGTAGTCAGCCATTGTGACTTCTACGTTAGTGTGCGCTAGTTCCATTGCTGTAACGTCTCCGTTACGAGTCTTGGTTGACGCTGTGCCTGTTCCGATTTTCTGGAATCTTGCCACTGATGCAGATACATTTGTTGAACGTACTGTGTTGCGAAGCTTAGAACCCATGCGTTGATACGCCATGTGGACTTCAGTTTCGAACTGCTTAATAAAAGCTTGGTCGATAGTATTAGCCATTTTTTCTTCCTAAATATAAAGTTTCGGTTACTCGGGTATCCGTTCCTTCACATCGACAAGGGTATCCAAATGGGCCTTTCAGTGCATCACGGGCCGTGATGTTTCACTATAAGCACTTTTTTGTGGGGAAATGCAACGCACAAAATCAACATAGTGATTAGAATTAAACTGAGTTACACCTATTGCTTCGAAGCCTAACCATGCTGCCCAATCCAACATAAACTGGTGATCGCTCAATATACGCATACACATTTCGTCCTGTGTTCTATCAAAAAATGTCACCAACATACGTGATCCACGCGCTATAGATGTAAAGTTTTTCTTAATATTTTTAGAAAACATTGCAAAAAACTGAGGTGTTTCTCTGCCATCTTCGTACCAAAGCCCAGATACAGCAGTAAATACCTCACCTTCTTTGCGTACTAAGTAGCAATCAGAGTATTTCATCATCTCTTCAATACATTCTCTGACGTTATGATAGCCAAGGAGATTTATCTCCCTGACATTTTCTGGACTCAAGTTGGTAATTACTTCTTCAACATGGTCTTTTGTAAATGGCGTTAGGTAAAAATTACCACGCTTTATTATCTTAGCTTCCATAAAGCTTCTTAAAGCCAGCTTCTACTTGCCGAACAAATGCAGGGTCATTTTTACTCCAGTACCTAGGATCTTGCATCATTTCCTTTAGACTATCCTCTGTAATACCAGCAGCAGGGTTTGCGTCTCCAGCAAATGCACCATCTTTCATAGCTTCTTGTATAGCTTCCATAGCAATAATACCTTCATGCGTTTCAAACATACGCTCTATTGCTGGCATAGTCTCACTAGGGAAAAACTTAGTAGCGAACATAGATGCCGCTTCTATCCGCTGATCTGAGTTTTCCCCTAGTTTTGCAGCTTCAGCATCGAGATCAGGAGCAGACCCATCTAATGCTTGAAGATACATCTCAATACCTTTTTCAAACTTATCTTGACCAAATCCACTATCGTAAGATTGTTCAGCCCACCACTTGAGTAGCTCGTTATCAACTGCTTCTTCATCATCTACAAAGTCTGGTAATGCATATTCACCAGCAGATGCAGGGCGATCAGCGTTTTTCGTAGCGTCAAACTCTTCTTGAAACTGCGCACGTAAGTCTTCTTCTTTAGTACCTAGTTTAGACTCTAGCTCTTTATATGCTTTGGCTAAGTCTTCGCCACTCTTGTACTTTTCTGGCAACCATTCTGGTCTATCTGGGGCTGTGTCTTCAGCAACTACAAAGTCACGCTCCTCTGTTTCACCATGTGTAGACTGCTCTGATCCTACTGGTATGTCATTCATTTGTTTTTACTCCTATGTGCATGTGATACTCGACGCTCTAAAAGGCCAACGATATAACGCTGACCTTCATGGTGTCGTAGTTCTTCTGTGGTCACATTAGGCCCATGTACCATTTCAATAGTAACTGAACGCAAATACTTTAAGACAGCCTCACCAGCAGGGGTACTAAATGTTTCAGCAATATTCTGGCTAATTTCTAAATCTTGACTCGTAGCCCTTTGATAACCATCGACTCCGATATTAACTTTGCTGCTCAATCATTTCACCCTGTTGTTGTTGCGCTTGTTGTTGCGCCATTTGTTGCGCTAATGCAGCTATTTGTTTACGCTGTTCTTCATCGCGAATCAAGCTTTCAGGAACGCCAAACTTTTTAGCTAGATGTATAGCTGTTTGTTCGCCATCAATAAGTAGCTGCAACATCTCTGGCCCAAATGTACCAGCAACCATTTCTAGGAAGCGACCAACACTAGAAATATCTTGGTTAGATTGCGCTTGAGCTAGCGGAGAAACAGAACGTATCTTAACTTCACGCCCATTTACAGTAGGTACATCAATACGTCCTTGTTTTTTAAGGATATAAATAACGCGCTGTAGCACTGGTTGGACTAATTCAGCTTGTAACCTACCGAAAGCAGCACCCATACGCCTAGAAAGGTCTGCCATGCGCTCTGCTACTTCTGTTGCTGACGCTGGTGTTTTGTCTGGATTACCTAACATATCGTTATATAGCGCACGTTTTATGTTTTGACGCATATCACCTAACACTAACTGGGCTACATCAAAGTTCCCTCCTGCACGAATAGGCTGCAATCCGCTAGATCCCATAGCTTTTGGTATGATAGATCCTGGGACTAACTGTATTGTATCTGGGTTTATAACGCCATCATCTTCCATTTGGTATATGCCAGAGATAGCCATCTGTGCATTCTCAAGTATCATTTCAATGGTAAGATTTGTAGTTTTTATAGCAGATAATGCGTTAATTAATGGGCCACGACCATAAACTTCACCTGCACACTTAGACCAACGGAAGCATATAAACGGATTTGAGCCGTTACCCTTCATTTGTTTGTAGTTTAGTACAGTATTTGTAGTCATACAGAACGCATAGCTTAGATAAGCCTCTTCATTCTTGGCTGTATAGTCACGACATATAACTTCTAGTACAGTTGTTGTCTTATCTGACCCCATATAATTCATAACCTTGGGATCAAACGTGCCATTTGGGTACATTATTTCCAAATGATCGTATTTTACACCCTTACGCTCACGGAAAACATGGTCAATTCTATCATCTGGGCCAGTATCTAGCACCACATGAGGCAATGGTATGGCAGAAAAGTTAACAGGATTGAGTGCATCGCCCTCTTCTACGCACAAAACACCAGTACCAACAGCTAAATCCATGAAGGATTCGTGTACTTCTTGGCTAAAGTTAGAGTTTTGTAGTATCTCAAAGACGTATTCTGTTACCTCGTCAAGCTCGTTATCAACAGATTCGCGCTGATTTGGAGGAACTTCACTACCAGCCATGAGATCAGCCCACCTAGCAAAATTAGGTACAAGCCCAGATTGGAGGCGACTAGCAAACTCTTGAACGCCAACCACCGCAGTCTCGTCAAATATGCGGTCATCGCGTCTTTGCCCAGCAGTTTCAGCGTAAAAACTTTCACGTTGAGGCAGTGCATACTCATAGCACTCCTCGAACAACGGAACCCAGTTCTCGCGAAAGGACTTGGCTTTCTCATACTTTTGTATGTACTGCTTGGCAACTTTTTCCATTAACTAAACCGATCTAAGAATCCACCGCCACCAGCTCTGAACAAAGAACGACGACCTTTACCGCCACGCATACCTTTGCTTTCAGCGCGTGACTCTACTGCTTCACCAATATCTTCACGTTTCTTTTCAGCTTTTGCTTCAATCTCTTTACGCTTTGCATCTTCCGCTGCTATACGAGCATCGGCTGCTTCCTTTGCTTCACGATCTATATCAGCTTGGCTTCTTCTGCTACCGCCACCACACATATTATTCTCCTTGGTTGTTTTACATTGGTTGGCACAGAAAAGAATAATTTTCAATGCACAATTTAGAGTCTTGACCACAATCCTTGTCTGCGCTGTGGCTTCTTTCGGTTATCAAATACATTAAATGTTGACTTTGCAACAGTAGCAGACGCTGGTTTCTGGTTATTTATTAAGGCTCTGCCCTCTCCAGCTCCTAACATTTGGTACTGTAATGCGTCATGTACGTGTGAAAACATATTTTTATCAGGCTTATCAGCGTATCTTTCACCAGAAACTTCCATACGTCTGTACTGATACCCACCTTCAAAGCCCTTTATTAGCTGCTGACAGCGAGGATCTATAAGAAATGCTGGCTTTCCGTCTGCCATTTTCTGTAATTGGGACGCAACACTCTCTAATCTTAGGTCAACAGAGTTAGAAGGAGCAGGGAAAGCACGCAACCCAGCACCACGCAGTATATGAAACGGCGTTGATTCATCAGTTTGAGCGCGGAAATCACCAGCAGGGTCGCCATATATAAATACCTCAGAGCAAGTTGAGAACCTAGTAGCTATCTCTTGGCGCAAAACTTCTGCAAATCTAACGATACCCATGTCAAATGCAACGATTTCTTGCTGTATTAGCCACCTACCACGTACCTTTTGCCCCATTGTAGCAGCAGGTGTAAGACCAAAATCTATACCAATGTATAGGGGAGAACCAGCAGCAATAGGTATTTCTTCTTTTGCTACGTGCATATCGGCTGCAAACATCTGATAGATAGGTTTACCCTCTTGGATTGAGCCCAATTTATTCATAACGTATACATCAATCCAGCTTTTTGTCTTACCACGTATTAGATTTGGGTAGTAATCCTCGCGCATATACTCCCTATTCTCTGCAACATCGTTAGGCACATAGTCATCTATCTCCCCATCTTCGTCAAACTTTTCTATCATACCGCTAGGTTGGGTATAAAACGACCAATTGTCGGGTTTTACCAGCATTTTAGCCTGTTCTCTGGGGATATGATCAGGAACTGGCACTTCGCCAGACATAATAGGCCACCAATGATCTTCCTCTGGGGCGTTGGTATCACAGATAACGCCTGTCCAAGTAGCACCACCATCACGCATAGAGGGGAAACGACCTACACGCATGGTACATGCATCAATAATTGACTTAGGAATCTCTCTAGCTTCGTTAACCCATATGCCTGTCAGCTCTAAAGATAGCAATTTCTTAACATCTTCTGGCCTATCAAGTGCTAAGAAGAGGACTTCAAGCTCCAGATCGCCTTTTTTTATCATATGTGTATAGGGAACTGACCAAGTAAACTTACCCCACTGGTCTTCTGGAAACCAATCAAGCCAAGTTTTTATGGTTGTAGTCTTTAACTGTGGGTTTGTGTTACGGATTATTGCCCATCTGCTGCGGCGTATGCCCTGTTTATTAGGCTTCTGCGCTAGTGCGCGTCTAAAAATTTCTACGCAACAAGATACTGACTTGCCAGAACCAACAGGCCCACGAATACCACGAAAAAACGTGTCATCTTTCATAAACGCCTTAACAACTTCGCCATCTGGCCTGTATTTAAAATCTATCACTTATCTAATATCTTATTATCTATGCCAACTTTAATCATTCTAGCTGCAATTTCGGGGCCAATAGCCTCAATAAT